CTAAAAACCACCAGATATAACAGAATGTCGCAGGTTCAAATCCTGTCAGCCCGACCGGAGCCCTTGGAAACATTAGGTTTTCAAGGGCTTATTTTTTCCGTCGAAAACAATCCGCATACAAATGCATACAAACGCCGCGGTACCTCCATACCCGATTCACACGAGTTCGCGCTCGCGGAGGGCTCCGATCGCGTCGGCCACGTCGTCCAATCGTTCCGGCCAGAGCGCCGTGTAGGTGTTCAATGTGATGCTGGGAGAGGAGTGGCCGAGCTGCATCTGCAGGGTCTTCACGTCCGCGCCCTGGGCGATTGCGAAGCTCGCGTATGTGTGGCGCAGACTGTGTATGGTCACGCCCGCGTCCTCCATGCCGGCCGCTTTGACGGCCTTGTTCCATATCCTTGTCCGCCACGTGTTCGTCCAGACGTTCCCGCCACGGGTGGCACGGAACAGCCAGTCGTCATCACCCATGCCATCCATCTGCGCCTTGATCTGCGGCATGAGGAACCGTGGTATCGCGATGTTGCGGGCCTTTCCGTTCTTCGGTGTGCCGAGCATGCTGCCGCCGTGCCCGTCGTCAGTCCATGTGCGGCCTATCCTGGCGCGCCGCCTGTCCACGTCCACGTCACCGACCTTGAGGGCAAGCGATTCGCCTATGCGGCATCCCGTATAGGCCTGCCATCTGACCAGCAGACCGTCCACCGGCTTCCCGATCTTCTCCGCCTCGTCCGCGAGCAACTCGACCTCGCGGACCGAGAGGAACACCATGTCATCGTCGGAGACGATCTTCGGCACGGTGACCCTGTCCACAGGATTCTCACCGATCCACCCGTTCGAGACGGCGTAGTCAAAGATGCCCTTGAGGACGACTTTCATGATATTGCGGATGCTTCTCGCGCTCAGCGGCTTCGAATCACGCCCGTCCGGCAACGCGGCCGGATAACCACCGTCCATGAGCTGGCCGACCCACTCCTGCAGCATGTCAGGGCGCAGCTCCCGCAACGTCATGCCACCCCATTTGGGCAGGATGTACAGGCGCAGCTCCCTCGCATACCGGCCTGCGGTGCCGGGTTTCAGATCAACCTTCGACGCGAGCCATTCGCCGGCCACATCATCCAGGACACGAAGCTCCTGACGAGGATCGCGGTAGCGTCCCCGCCTGATGTCGTCCTCCATGGCCGCGGCATATTCCTGCGCTTCGGCGAGCCTGGCGAACTGCTTCACCCTCTGCACACGTCTACCATCCTTGACGATGGTCCAATGACAACGCCAGCGCATCCCGACTCCATAACGGCTTTTACGCCACTTCTCAGGCACATTGGCCTTCATCGGATCGCGTGAGTTAGCCAAAGAGCGTTTGGCCGCGCGACTCGGCGGATTGCCATCATCGTCATTCTTGAGCCACAGATCATCAATGGTCACTTTCATGGCGCTTCTTCCCACATGTTCTTCACCACGGCGCTCGCGGTATTCGTAGACACAGGCGGCTTTTAAGTAGAGTCCCGACAATCATTGAGCTGTACATCGGGACTCGAACTATTTTCAAATAATGCTGTTATAGAAGGCGGCGCACCTCTTCGCGAATCTGCTCAGAGTAGGCATAGATACCGTTAAGCGTATCGATAGGCATGCGCTCGCAGTTTTTGTTTTCGTCGAAAACACCGAGATATTTCTGCTTAGTGTTGAAATAAAGACGAACAATTGGCTTACGGTTGTTATCGTCGAGGAATATTGCGCAGTATTTCTTTGCATCTCTCATCGTTACACGTTCCGGATCCACATCGCTGCATGCGATGGCTTTGATGATTCGGTAACCGGCGATTTCCTCCTCGGTGGTGACGATTCCATCGTCGTCGTTGCCGTCGGATTCGTCTCCGTCGTTTGTTTCCTCGTTTGCGTCTGGCTCGATTGTGTCGATCTTGATATCATCCGCGCCGAGTGCCGTCTTGAGTCGATCGTTGACCTGATCTGACAGATACTGCTTCAGCGCCTTCGCCACCAATGGCCTGAACTTCTCCATGACCGACGCATAGAACGCGCCTTCGTACACGTGCGAGGCGAGCAGCTTTACGAACTCGTCCGACGGCTCTTTGAACTCGTCGCCGACGGCCCTCTTGAGTGCACCTACGTATTTGAGCTCTTCGGCACTGCTGGCGATGGAATCAAGGTCGAACGCCGGCTTGGTCAGCTTCTGCAACGCCGGGATTATCGTCGGATCGATATCCAATAGATCCAGCACCAGGAACGGCTTCGAGTCCATGCGGTTCGGCTCATCAATGTCCATGTAGAAATTCCATACCTGGCCGTTGGTCAGAACACCGATGCGCGCGTTCGTCACCGCGAAATACCGGTACAGCTGGCTTGCGTTCTCCAAGCTGAGCGGTACGCCAATCTTCTTGCATTCGATAAGAATCTGCACTTGACCGTCATGCACGAGCGCGTAATCAACCTTTTCGCCTTTTTTGACCCCAACGTCGGCGGTGAATTCCGGCACGACTTCGGTTGGGTTGAACACGTCATAACCGAGCACTTGACCGATGAACGGCATGATGAACGCGTTCTTCGTGGCTTCCTCTGTTTCGATGCCCTCTTTGAGGTCGCGTACCTTTGCTGCGACCTGGTTAAGGCTCTCTTCAAATTCCATTGTTCTCCCTTCCTATCTGGTTTTAATGGAATCTTCGCTTTTGATGCGGTCGGCCCACTTATCGATGTCGATATCTTCGTGAGATGTCTCAAAATCGCTTACAACTTCTGGGTCTTTGCTGAGTTCATCCGCATCGGCGATGATCTGCGCCAGAGGTGTTCGCAACGCCGTCGAAATGCGTTGCAATTGCTCATAATCGGCAACGGTGTTCAGTTCGAGGATCCTCCGTAACGTCCCGTAGGGGACGCCTGATTTCTCAGCGAGCGACTTTACTTTCAGTTCTCTTGTCGCCATTGCCCGTTTGATCGCTATCGACAGCGCCTTTGATTCGATAGTCGGGATTTTCTTTCCTGTTGCCATGTGTTTAGATTACGTCATTTTCCCCGTTTTTTTGTCTCATATGAGACACGCCGAGTTTTGCATAAGGCAAATATTTATTTATCATGTCTCATATGAAACAAATAAGTCTTAAATAAAACTTTGGAGGTTTGGTTTGAAGCAAATTGAAAATGTGACATCTCGACAAATTGGTGATGTCCTCAAGAGCACCATAAAACACGCTGGGCTCACGCAGGATGAGGTCGGAATAAAGGCAGGCATTCCACGCAACAGTCTCAACCGCAAACTCAATGGCGGGACGTTCAACTTCGACGAGCTTGCCCGCATCAGCCAAGTCACCGGACGCAAGCTCTCCGACATCATCAAAGACGCCGAAGCGCTCGCCGACGGAAGCGATCGAAGAACAGAATCAGGCGCTCGCCGATGCGCTGGAAAACGCGACAGCCAACAATGCCAACAGCAAGGAGGAGAACTGAAATGAACACGTCGTTCGATATCACCGACATCGACTGCGCGCCCAAAGAACTCGAGGACGCTCTGGGCGTGAGCGGGAGAACGCTCTTCGACCCCACGGAGCATCCGATCCATGTGGACATATGGGACGGCAAGGCATACGTGACCTTGGCTGAAATGATCGAGCTCGAAGGCGACGCACTGCGCCACTTCCTGGCTATCGTCTTTCCGGCATCGCCATCGGCAGGCCCATACGTTCCGTCGCCTGCGGGGAATCGAGCCAACTGATGATGACATTATCCGCTCGCCCAAGAACGGCGGCGACGAACTCGAACTTGCGCGACGACCCCTTTGCCATGTCGCCCAACACAACCGGTTCGCACCCATCGGCCTCCAAGCGCACGTCATACGCGTCGAACGTGTTGCGGTTCCTGATCACGAACATGACGTTGTTCGGGCTCGGACTTGGATGCTCGATGACCCAGTCCGGAACGGACACCTTGCGTTCCAATAGATTGACCTGCCTATGCAGCGAATCCGAAGAGTCCCGCATTGCGTCCAGTTGCTCCGAGAACAGCGAGAGACGTCTTTCGAACCTTTCCGTATCGGTCCTCCCACTATTCGCGGCCCTTCTCCCTGTGATGACCCAACCGGCGACGGATACGCCGATAGTCACCGCCCATCCAGCGATGGTCACCCATAACCCATTCATCGATTCTTCTCCTAACTGTTCGGCCCGCACGTCGCAAATGCGGGATGACACCGATTTTAGGAGAGGGCCGGGCGGTTCTCCTAACGCCGCCCGGCATCACACACGCAAAGGAGGCGCGTGATGGATGACAAAGAGGTGTTCGCCGCATTGGCGGCGGCGTTGAAGCCGATGAACACAACGAAGGACATCGCGGACAACTGCGGCATCAAGGAAGGCACCCTGGCGTACTGGCGTAGCGCGGGCATCGGCCCGAAGTTCGTGAAGGTGGGACGAATCGTCATGTATCCGAAGGAGCAGATGATCGCCTATTTCGCGCAACACCTGTACCAGTGCACGGCCGAATACGAGGAAGAGGTGGGTGCGTGATGACTGACAACGACTGGCGTACCGATACCCCGTGGCCGGATCCATGGGAAGAAAAGGAGAACAAATGAACGACATCCGCAAAGCCTGCGTCGAAGCGATATTCAGGGAATTCGAGGACAAGGGCGACACCATCCGTCCGGCCTATGGCGACGTATGGGACGAAATCGAAGCAAGGCGTTCACTCGGTCACATCGTCGGATGTATCGACCTCGACGTGACCGACCTCGTGGACATCGTCATCGACACCATCAACAAGGAGCTGTGATGGAATCAATGCCTCTGGCTGTTGGTCAGGCGCTGCTCGACTTCGTCGTTGCGACTGGCGCCGTGCTCCGTAGTGTAAGTGACGTGGACCGTCACACGACAGGATCCACGTCCGAAGTAGGTGAAGCCTGGTTGGGCGTTCAGGCGGTCGATACCGGCCTGGTCTTCGAATATCTGCTTGGAGAAGAACTCGCTTTCGAGCGCGACCTCTCCGAACGGCGCAACCTCGTCGACGTGCCGTTGCGCAACGGTCTGGTCTTTGAAACGGACGAACACGGACACGTCTCGTGCCATGTCGGGGCAATCGTTGACAAGGAATACGGTCGAGGTTTCTCCATCGTATTCGACCCGCCACTTGTGGACCGTCTGGTCGGCGGTGACGGACAACGCCCGCTGGCTGATCGAGTTCGCGTCTGCAGCTATCTCGTTCGCCTTTCCTGCAAGGCGGTTGGCCTGCTCGGCGGCACGCTTCGATTCGACGGCGATCCGGTTGGCTTCCTCAGCCGAGCCGTTCGCCTGCTCCGAGAGCTTGTTGCCATGGCGCGCTTGGAACAAGGCGACACATCCGGAGACACCGCCAACCAATCCCGTGATGGCGCCAACGACGCCGGTGACCGCATTGATGTCCATTCCATCGATTCTACGGCCGGAGGCGAACGATGAAGGTTCTTGCCCTCGTCATCCTGCACCAGCTGCTGTTCGCGGTGTGGCTGCTGGCCATGTGGGTGCTGTACTGCACGCCGGCCTGCACGCACCCGATCGAACACCTCATCGCCGTGCCGTTCGCGGTGCTCATCCCCGCGGCCGTCATCATGCGCCGCCTGTGCTCGGACCCACGCTTCATCCGATGGGTGGACGAACTCGAGCGATGAAAGACCTGGGCGGCTCCTCACACATTGCGGCATGGACGTGGTTCGTCATGCGCGGCCATGCCTGAACCGCCCGCGCGTCAAGGAAAAGACGTTAAAACCAGCCGGACGTGTCATCTTCTCTCTTCTCCTCCCGCCCGGCCCTCGCCGTGGCCCGCGAACGGATGCGGGCGCCATGGATCGGCGTGTTGAGGTCACGTCGGCGGATGGATGCGCGGTTCGAATCCGCGTCCCGGCACGACATCAATCCAAAGGAGGCAAACGTTGCCAAGCAAAACACCAAGCAGGCCGGAGGGCGAGAAGTGGTTCGAATGGCCGCTCACGCCCGCCAGCGTCGGCATGACGTCCGCCGAGCTGATCGGCGAACTGTACGAGACCATCAGCGCGCTCAACCGCGACCGTGGCTGGAACCTCACCATGGTCGCGCCGGCGCGCGTCGGCGAGATCGTCATCGACCGCGAGGCCGGATGCCTGCGTGCGAAATGCGCGTGGAAGGCCAAGGATCCAAGCCAGCTCGGCCCGGAACCGGCTGGGTATGTGAAGGGAGCCTGACATGGCCATAGGGGAGACCGTCATCACCATCGTCGGCAACCTCACCGCGGATCCGGAACTGAGGACCACCGGCCAGGGCGCGCAGGTCGCCAGCTTCACCATCGCAAACACCGCGCGCGTATACAACAAGCAGACCGGCCAGTACGAGGATGGGGCGGCGCTGTTCATGCGCTGCTCGGCATGGCGTGACATGGCCTCGCATTGCGCGCAGAGCCTTGCGAAGGGCATGCGCGTAATTGCGCAGGGACGCCTCCAACAGCATTCCTACCAGGCACAGGACGGCACCAACAGAACCGTCATGGAACTGCAGGTTGACGAGATCGGCCCGAGCCTGCGCTACGCCACCGCGCAGGTCAGCCGCATCGACCGACGGCCGCAAGGTCCCGTCTACGGCAATCCCGCCGCGCAAACGCCGACCGTCAACACCGGAGCGGGCGGCTGGAGCCAACAGCCGGCCCAGTCCACGCAACCGGCCGCACCTGCCGATGATCCGTGGGGCGCTCCGTCGGACGACCGGTCATCATTCGGAGGTTTCGGCAAACCTGATCCGGAACCGGATTTCTAAGGAGCAGCAATGAAAGCCAGCGAACAACAGGCGCTCATCCCGCAGGAGGCCACGCCCGACACGCTCATCGACCTCATCGGCAAGACGCAGCAGGTCACCAAGGCCGCGGCCGTCGTGCTCAAGGCATGCCGCAACGTCATGGACACCAAAAACAAGCAGGAGCACATCGACAAGTGGGGCGGCATCCACGCCATCACCGAAGCCGTGTACGACTGCGCGGACCTCGCTCAGCGCATCCTCGACGCCGGCCTGGCCATGGAGAACATGTGCGCGAAGCCGGCCACGTCACGGCAGATGATCCTCATCGACGACCTGCGCCGCAGTCTCGACATGGACGACGGCGACGTGGAGGCGACCGTCGATCCGGACACCGGCGAGATCGACTGAACCACAGGAAGGAGAAGAAGAGATGTGGTTCATCATCGACGACCAGATGGCCGACGACAGGCGCATCCGCCGCCTGCCTCTCGCCACCGTGGGACTGTGGGTCAAACTCTGCGTCATCCACTCCAAAGGCGTCTCGATGCAGGCCAAGGACCCGGCCGCGTATCCAGGATACTTCGACAAGCTCGATCTCAAGGACGCCGGCGGCACCATGAAGCAGCTGCAGCAGCTCATCGACTCCGGGCTTATGGAAGAGCACGATGGCGGATGGCGTCCCGTCTACGCGGAAGGCATCTGCAGGGAGCCACGAGTGTTGACCGAAGAGCAACGCGAGGCGCGCAGAAAGGCCGGAAGCAAGGGAGGACGCCGCAAGGCGGCCAACCAGAAAGCCAAGCAAACGTCTGGCGACTTGCCGGAAAACAGCCAAGCAAACGGAGAACAAAACAGTAGCGAGACAGGTAGCAAACCGTCTAGCAAGTTGCTAGAGGACAGCCAAGCAAAAACATGGCATAAAACCGATACCTATACCGATATACCCTCTCCGACCCCTCCCGCCAGCACCTCGAAGCAAACCGATACGCCGGACGCCGGCTTCGACCGTTTCGCCGAAGCCTATCCCGGATCCGTCGGCGCGAAAGGCCGCAAGACCGAAACCGAAGCACGAAGCCTGTACGCGGCCATCGCCGGAAACCCCGTCGAACTCGGCCGACTCCAGACCGCGCTCCGCCGCTACAAGCGCGCCGTCAACGACGGCCAAATCCGCAGTGGCCACATCCCACGGCTCAACACATGGCTCAGCGACCAATGGAAAACCTGGGCGCCCGAGCCAATCTCGCCGCCGCCAATCCACAAGCACACCTGGAACTGCGAACACGTCCACCAGCTCATGGATCCGCATGAGGACGAATACGACCACACCGGCAGCCTCCGGGAAGGCAAACCGTCCAAGTGGTATCTCGCATGCCAGGCATGCGCCGACGAACTCAACAACCGACAAGAAACCAGCAAGGAGAAGCAATGAGCAACTACCAAAGCAACGAAATCAAGCTCATCAACACGAGCCTGATCGACCCACACCCGGACAATCCACGAAAGCAGATCGGCGACGTGACCGACCTCGCGGCCAGCATCAAAGCCAACGGCCTGCTCTCGCCGCTCTCCGTCGTACCCAACGGCGAGCGCTATCGTGTCATCGCCGGCCATCGTCGTCTCGCCGCATGCAAGCAGGCCGGCACCGGAGCCGTCCCATGCTTCGTGCTCGACCTCGACCCACTGCAGCAGCTCGAAGCCATGGTCACCGAAAACTGCCAGCGAGAACAGCTCACCGCGTTGGAGGAGGCTGACGCCATCCAGGGCATGCTCGACCTCGGAGCCACCACCGCCAGCGTCGCCCACCGGCTCGGCCGAAGCGGCGACTACGTGCGTGACCGCGCCAAGGCCGCCAGCATCAAGACCGAGGTCAGAGCATCCCGCGACGATTTCGGCCAGCTCACCATCGGCCAGCTCGTGGCCATAGCGCGATATGACGGCCAGTCGGACAGGCAGAAGAAGCTCGCGCAGGCGGCCGGCACTTCGAACTTCGACTACATCCTCCGCAACATCGAACGCGACGACCGCGACCGGCAATGGATCGAATCGGTCGCCGCGCTCCTCGGGGAGCCCGACAACGGCATCAACCTCATCCCCGACCCCGAAAAGCCCTACAGCGACCCGGAATGGCGCTACCTCGGCTGCATGTTCCCGTCCACCGGCACCCCCGAAGAAGCCATCGAAAAGATCCGCGAACAGAACCCTGCAGCCGTATCCATCCACACGGTCTCGCAGCAGGTCTACCTCTGGACCCGCCGCGACAAGACCGCCGACGCCGAAAAGGAAGCCCGACGGGCCGCCGAACAGGCCGAACGCGACGCCCGCCGGCACGCGCTCGAGGAATACGCCGCCACCTCCGCAGACAAGCGCATGGCATGGCTCCACGCCAACCTCTACGCCATCAAACGCGACAAGCTCATCGAAACAGCGGCAAAGCTCGGACTCCTGCAGATCGTCGACCCCTTCCCAGGCGGCTTCACCGACGCCCTCACCAGCTGGAACGAACACAGCGGCAGCCGCGAGGAATACGAGAAGATCAGCGGCATCGCCGCCGAGGACGCCCCCACGGCCGCGCGCATCAGCCTGCAGACCGCCGACTGGCCACTGGAAGCCGTGACCATCCTCGCCGCTCGCATCGAATGGTTCATCGACCCCGAAGACTGGACCAGCACGAGCGACATCAGCCGTCGCATCCCCGGCTACTACCAGATCCTCCAAGACCTCGGCTACACGCCCGCCGACGACGAGACCAGCCACCTCGACCAGCTCACCGCCGCCATCACCGAAACCGACCAAGACGGGGAGAACAACCAATGACCAGGAAACAACTCGACAAACTCGCCCAACTCCTCACCGACACCGCCCAGACCGCCAGCACAATCGAACTGCGAGCGCTCGCCGGTGGCAGGGCGGATGACGACATCGTGGCGATGGCGGCCGGCTTGAGGGCCAATTGCACTTCGTGTTTGGTGCTGGTTAACGGCCTGATGCAGGAGGGGGTGCGTTGTGAGTGAGTTCGATGATTCCAAGCGTGCCGCTTTGGAGCGGCAGGGGTGGCATTGCCTGCGTTGCGGGACGAACATCCATGACCCGTCATGCTGGCCTGGACGCTCCGGCCATCACCGTCAGTTGCGGAGGGTGGCGGGTCCGGATGTGAGGCACAGTCCGGCCAACATCGTCGAACTGTGCGGCAGTGGGACCACGGGCTGCCATGGGTGGGTCCACCAGCATGTGGCAGAGGCGGAGCGACTGGGATTAATCGTGCCGCTCGGCGCGGATCCTCGTGACGTGCCGGTGTTCGACTGGGAAGGCCGGTGGCTGCGGCTGAACATGGACGGTACCGCGACACCGCTCACGCAGACCGAAATCATTCTCCTCCGAACGAAAGGAAACCAATGATGAGCGAGGAAAAAGCCAAAGAGGACATGCTGCTGTGGATGGACGTGGAGACCACGGGGCTCGACCCGGACCATGACAGGATCCTCGAGGTGGAAATGCGTTGCACCGACATGAGAGGCGTGCGGTGCGTCGGTGGCTTCCGCCGCGTCATCGGATTGGCGGGACGAAATGTCTCCATTACCGATGAGAACTTCAAGGCGTGGCGCATGCACTGCGCCAATGGACTGCTCGAAGACGCTCTCGACGGCGGATATACGGAAGCGGCGACGGCGAACGCGCTCGAGGAATATGTCGACAGCCTCGCGCAATCGTTCACCCTCCATCCGGCAGGCAGCAACCCGCAGTTCGACCTCGACTTCATCGGCCGACTCTGCCCGAACCTCCCGCTGCACTACCACCGCATCGACATGGCCACCCTCCGCGACAGTCTCGAAGCCGCCGGCTGGGACGTGAAACCGGAAGAGGAGACGCCTGCAGTCAGCGCCCACCGCACCGGCACATGCCTCGACCGCGACATCCGCCAATACGCGCGCATCATCCGCCACCTCTCCGCCCATCCGGTCCGATACGTCGCCACGAAAGCAGCAAGGTGATGGACATCGCAGCAGTGATCCTCCTATGCGCCGCCATCCTGATCGGCTGGATGGCCAACAGGCCATGAACCGTACCAACAACGAAAGGAACATCGGAATGAAACAGACCATCAACCGCATCTCCAACCGCGTCGGCGACTGGTTCGCCACGCTGTTCGCCCTCACCGCGCTGCTGCTCGTGCCGCACGCCATCATCCGGCCGATCATCGGCATCGGCCTCCACCACTGGATCCCCATCCAATGGCTCGCCCTGCACGCCATACTCATCATCCTCACCCTATGCGTCGCGCTCGCCGCCTACATCATCACGGACCGCACCGCCACGGAACCGCCGGAAACATACTGAAAGGAGCCATCATGGCAGACCAGGAGACCATTCCGATCGGTCTGGAGACGCAGAACAAGGTGGCCGAGGCCATCTACCTGCGCTGGTATAGCAACGGGGCCCGCCATCCACGCCCATGGAACGAGATGCCCATGGAGGGCAAGGAGCCATGGAGACGCGTGGCCAAGGACGCCATCAGAACGTTCTTCGCCTCTCCCGAGTTCCAGACGCTGCTCGACGACGTGTACGACGAAGGCTACGACGCGGCCGGAAAGGACGCCCAAGGCGGAAACGAAGGCGAGGAGCCGCGGTGAGCGTCAACGTCCCGCTGCATAAATGGCGGTCGGCCGACCCGACAATCCTGATCGGCCGCCGCTGCATCGCCCAAACCGACCAGGACGTCATCATCGACGGCCGGCTCGAACTCATCCGACATCCCGACGGCACCGCCAGCCTCCGCTTCCAGGGCATCGGAAACGACATCATCGACCACGATCCGAACACATGTTCCAACAGCATGAGCGCTGGCATACGAAGCCTCGCCATCTACGGAAAGGAATGAAATGCACACCGTCAGAATCGCCACCAACCCACGCAAATGGCGCAGACCCGCACCCTGCCCGGCATGCCGCAAGTCCCGGCCGCTCATCCTGACCCTCGGCACCATCTACAACCTCCGAACCCGCAAACCGGTCAACACCATCTACGGCTGCATCTGCCCCAACTGCCGGCACAAATGCATCCTCCACGTCGACGGCAAAAACCTCAAAAAAGCCATCCGCCTCTGGAACCACCACGCCAGCCACCATCAAAGGAACGAACAATGAGAAACACCATCTGCGCCACACTTACCGCCATCACCCTCACCCTCTGCACCGCGCTCGCAGGATGCGGAAGCGCGTCGGAGCCTTCCACGCCAGCGCATGCGGTCAGGTCCGTCGACTCGCAGTGCTCCGCCGGGGCCGACGTATTCACGGAATGCGTCATCACCCTGACCGACACGAGGCAAGTGGACTGCATCGTCTACTCGACGAACGGCAAGCAGGCCGGCCTGTCCTGCGACTGGAGCCATGTGAGCGGCGCGGACAAGGAGCCGGCAAGATGAGCTACAACGTCGTCACCACGGAAGGCATCAGAACGTTCGAGAACATCGACGATGCCGGCGACTACGCGCAGGCCATGTCCCTGAGGACTGGCGAGCCGGCCAAGGTATTCCATGCCGAGACCGGACTCGTCGCATTCACCGTCCGCCCAACCACGAAGGACACGAAATGAGAATCAATTTCAACAGCAAGGATGCCGTTTTCGCCATCAAAGCCGAAAACGAAGAGGAAAAAGCCCAGCTCAAAACGTCGGCGGCCGCCATCTGCAATCTCATCATCGATTTTTTCGACGGTGAAATCCAAGAAATGAAGGCGGCGAAGGAATGAAACGCATCACACTCAAGGACACAAAATGAGCAATCGAAGTTATTTGGTGCCAAGGCCGCCAGCGTTCGACCATGAGCATCCCAGACCGAAGGAGGAAGGCGAGGTGCTGTACTGCGGAAATTGCTCAAAATGGTACGTATCATGGTTTCCCCTCACCGAAGTCAAAACCATATGGGGCCGCCGCCCCGAATGGTGGATACGCATCTTCCACCGCAAACCATACGAGACGATCATCCAGCAAATACGAAGGGAAACGAAATGAAAGACAGTGAAGCAGACATCGCCATCGGCGTGCTCAACAAACTCATCGACCAGGAACTCGAAGCCGTCTCGTCGCGACAAGGGACGGCAATACCCCCTTCGTCGGCTACGCCCAGACCCGACACAACGCCTTCCTCTACGCCAGGGACGAGATCAGGAAGGCGCTCGCCGCAGCCGTGGATGAAAGGGGTGCGGGGAATCCGTTCCTGCCGCAGCGTGACGAGTTGGTCACGCGGGATATGCACACCTGCGATTTGTGCGGCCGGTGGTGTTCAAGTCCCGTCTATTCCATAGGCCTCATCTATGGCGGCCAGGCGAAGACATTCACCGAGGTGTGCGCCGACTGCATGTGGCGGTTGAAGTTCAGCCCGGTCCGGACCATCTCGCTGGATGCCTACCGTCTTTTCGAGCAGTGGCGCCTGTCCCAATCGGAGGCCGACGAATGAAAGACCGGACTCCGCATCTGTGCCGGAACGCTCTCGGCACAGCCATCTGCGCCAGCAATGGCATCGGACCATCCCAGGATGCCGACCGGCGTATAGAGCATTGCGTCATCTGCGGCAGGTGGTGGAAGATCTACGCCGTCTCGCCGTACCTGACCATCTGGGTCGAAGTGCCAGCCTGGATGATCTGGCTGTTCTGGCACAGAATCTGGAAGACCGACCATAAATCATCCCACGGAAAGGAACCGGAACAATGAGCGAGGAAACACTCGAACCGCCACTGCCGCCGATCGACGCGCGCACCGAAGCCGTCGCCGAACGTCTGTTCGGACTCAAATGGGCGCTCCGCAAGGACTCCACCGAAATCATCCACGAGGAATGGCAGACCGCATCCGAATGGATCCGCGACGGATACGTTCGCCAAGCCATCGAAGTGCTCGCCGCCGCTGACCAAGCGCAACCCGCGAGCGCCGACGGAGGCGATTATGAGGAGCGGATGCGCGTCGAATACCGTGAGTTGACCGCTCGTGCTGGCAGGCTCAGGGGCATGCTGCAGCGGTATGCGGATGGCACGCTCGACTTCGAGCCCGTCTGTCCGATCGGTCTGTTGAGCAGGCAGCTTGACGTCATGGATGAATACGCCGTTCTGCTCCGCCATAGAGCCAAGCTCGAACACGTCGACCTTGAAGAACAGGACTCCGCCACCGAATAAACAAAGAACCCGACCTTCCGGCCGGGCTCTGGCATTACCACAAACCAGACTATCACGCCGGAGGGAATCGAACAAATGTACGAACCAACCAACGAATCCCAACCAACCACCACCAACACCACAACAAACACCAGCCAAACAACACCAGCGCTCGCCGGTGTGTGCCTCGTCTGCGGCGGAGGATGCGCTGTCGGCGACACCATGTGCGCGAGATGCGATGGGCTGATGCGTGGCTGGCTGCGGGAATATCCATCATGGTTGGATTCGCTGCATGAGTTCCTGGACTCGACCGCGCACTACGGAGGCCGCCAGCCTGGACGCGTCAACCTTCCAGCCGCGCCGACGCCAATCCGATTGCCGGTGCTCGACCACATGCAGGACATCGAGGATGCCGCGATCGCACTCTGGCGCCGGTTGTATGCTCCGCCTGCCATGCCTTGGGCTACCTGTGGCGTGCATCCGCCGCTGGTGGACATGCTGCGTGTCTGCGCCGGCAGTCCTCGACTGCGCCGCATGCCTGATATCGCCGACTTCTACCATGAGTGGGAGTCGATGGTTCGAAAGACGCTGGACATCATCGACGTGCCGCCTGCGAAACATGGCATCGGAAGATGCCCGAACCCGCTGTGCGGAGTCGAATTGACAGCGGCGGTCGGCGCGGTAAGCGTTGCATGTCCCGTGTGTGGCAACACTTACCTTGTGGCGGATGTGCGGTTGGGGTTCCTGATGGAATGCGTTCGGTCGGGACGCGCGTTCACGGCGGGGGAGTGCGCGGAGCTGCTGCGCGAATGCGGATTCCAGTGCAATGCGAACACGATTCGCTCATGGCGCAAGCGCGGCAGGCTCCAGCCGGTTGGTGAAAACGTGAAGGGGCAGCCGTTGTACAGGCTTTCCGATGTGCATGGACAGGTCGTGCGACGCGACTCGATTTGACAAAATCGAAAGTGCAACGCACAATTGTCAGTGGATTAGAGGGTTCAAACCGAAGACATGCGGTTTGGACCCTTTTCATATCCACCTTGGATTCTCCTAACTCCTTGGGTTGCGTAACACCGTCCTGTCCGAACGGCATATCGGACACGCTCCGCCCACTCCCGTCAGAGTGGACATACCCCAATGTGGCAGGCAAGCCAATCCCGTGCTTCCGTGATGCGGTGATGCTCAAATCCGCCTGCCGGTATGCCTTCGTAGGAATCAGTGGTAGATCGTACCGGCCGCGAGTCTTTATTGGATTCTCTTCCTTGTGGTCGCGTGTGGACGCGGGTTCGAATCCCGCCGAAGGCACCCATGAAACAAACCCGGGGTAGGGGTATTCGCAGATGATGGGGAGCCCCTACAAGACACGGGAGTGTCCATATACGGGAGCCCCTATACCGGCATTCCAGCAAGCCAACGGCGAAGATAATCATTGATGCATCCATGACACCCCGGGGCTCATACATGTGGGGAGGCCACATGAGCAAGCGGCGTAACGAGCGTGTCAGCAACGGCTGGCGGCGCAGACAGCTTAGGGCAAGAGTGCTGGCCGCATACGACGTGTGTGCCATCTGTGGCAAGCCAGTCGACAAGACATTGAAGACACCACATCCGATGAGCGCCGAAGTCGACGAGCTCGTACCGGTCTCACGTGGCGGTGATCCATACAGCTTCACTAACTGCAGGCTCACGCACCGCAGATGCAACAGGTTCAAGAGCGACAAGACAGACGAACACGCACGAGCGCTGCTGGCTGGCAGACAGGAAGTGAAAGCAAGCTCGATGCCGTTCAAAACGTTCGGCATCTGACTCCGATACCAGGGCGGGGTACCCGGTCATACCCCCTTGGGGTAGCCTCGGGTGCAGTGCCGATATTTCTCTTGAAATTTAAGCGTAACGGATTGTGTTACGTATACGTTGAATGAAAGGCGGAATATGGCCTTTTTCAAAGCGTCAGCATCTGACATAGAACGATTTAATAAATACTTCAAAAGCGCTGATCCTAGTAAATGTTGGGAATGGGACGGCGCTCATCATCCAAAGGGATATGGCACGTTCCGTCTGGCAAAGACATCCGTTCCGGCACATCGCTTCGCATATGCATTAACCCATAACATGTTTATCCCAGACGGGATGGTGATTGATCATATCTGCCACAACCGTTCATGCGTTAACCCAGACCATTTAAGAGCAGTAACAGTTCAGGAGAATTCCGAGTATCGAGTCTCCTGCAATAAGAACAGCAAATCCAGAATCCGCGGTGTTTACTGGCGTAACGACCGAAAAGCATGGCAAGTTGAGGTTATCAAGAACAGGAAGGCGCACAAGAGAGGTCCATTCAAGACGCTTGCACAGGCGGAAGCTGTTGCAGCAAGATTGCGCGAAGAGCTCGGGTTCCTCACTGGTTTTGGAACGAAGGAAACGCAATGATCTGCGAAGTATGTGGCAGGCAATTCAGACCGAGCGGCAGGGGCAGCCAACAGAAATATTGCTCCGCGAAATGCAGACAGAAAGATTATCGGCGTCGGAAAAAGAACAGGCCGGCACAGGCAAGGAAAAGCAGTCCGACTGTCGGGACTGCGGAGACGAAACGGGAACCGGAATCCGACCTCGACCAGCGGAGCTTCGAACGGATGATGGACGGCAGCATGCTGGACATACTGCGAGACAACCGTGACCTGCTGCTCAAGGCCATGGCCGATCCCACGACGCCGGCGAACGCGCTGCCCGCGATCAGCCGCCAGCTCATCGCCGTATGCGACCGCATCGAATCGCTCCAGGTCGGTGGCCTGACCGACCTGCTGGACGATGAGGAAGACGAGGTGACGGACGATGTCGGAGCGTCGATTGTCTGAAATCGCCAAGGTCCTCCGCCAGCCGGAAGGCATCGTCGGCAGCGAGTTCACGCGAATCAACAAAGCCGCGCGCAAGGCCGGCATCCGTTTCGACTTGTGGCAGCAGGGCTTCTTGTGGCTTCTGTTCGCCAAGAACGCGGAAGGCAAGTATGCGTGTGGCGCGGACGGCGCCGTGCTGTCCAGCTGCAGGCAGATCGGCAAGACCTTCACCGTCGGAACCGCGTTGTTCCTCAAGGCGATACTCACACCGAACCTGAAAGCCATCTGGACCGCCCACCATACGCGCACCAGCGACGAGACATTCGCGGACATGTGCGAGATGGAGCACAATCCAGTGCTCGGCCGGTACGTGGAACGCATCCGCAGAGCAAACGGCCAACAGGAGATCACGTTCACGTCCGGCAGCCGCATCATGTTCGGCGCCCGCGAAAACGGTTTCGGCCGAGGATTGCACAGCGTGGACGTGGCCGTGTTCGACGAAGCGCAGATCCTCACAGTGCGCGCGATGGACAACATGATTCCGGTTTTGAACACGAGTCCTAACCCCCTGGTCGTGTATATGGGCAATCCACCCAAGCCGGGAGACCAGTGCGATGCGTTCACGGAGAAACGCATGCACGCGCTGAACCATGACGGAAACCTCCTCTACGTGGAGCTCGCCGCCGACAAGGACGCGGATCCGGACGACCGCGAACAGTGGGCTAAAGCGAATCCCAGCTATCCGAAACGTACAAGCGAACAGGCAATCATGCGCATGCGCAACAACCTGTCGGACGATTCATTCCGTCGTGAGGCGCTTGGCATATGGGACGAGACCGCCACCGCATACGCCATCAGCCCCGACCTGTGGAAGGCCGCCGAAACCGACGACGTGCCCGACGGCGGCACGATGAGCTTCGGCATCGACATGCCGCCCGACAGGAGCGTGCTGACCATCGGAGCGGCGCTACGATACGCGAACGGTTCGGCCATCGTCCAGATGGCGAACATCAAGGACGCGCGGCAGGCTGGCACCATGTGGGCCGTGGACTGGCTCGCCGAACATTGGCCGAAGACCGCCAGCGTGGTCATCGACGCGCAGTCGCCCGCCATGAGCCTGCTGCCGGAACTGAAGAAAGCACATGTGAAGGTCACGGTCACGAACATGCAGGAGATGGGCCGCGCATGCGGCCGATTCCTCGACATGCTCAAAGCCGGAACGCTCAAGCACCCGCCGGACGAATACCAGCCGCAGCTGGCCGCAGCCGTCAAGGGCGCGACCACGCGCCCATTGGGACAGTCCGGCGCGATCGCCTGGAACAAACTCGGCAGTGACATTGACATAACCCCGCTCGTGTCCACCACACTCGCCCTGTACGGGGCGTGCACGACGAAACGACATCCCGGAAGACGACAGATCATCGGAGGAATCTAAATGAGCGACATCCAGACAACGGCAGCGCCGGACGGGTGGAAACCTACGGGAGGAGCCGGAACGGTGCCGAAACTCGTCGTGCCGACGCACATCGACGGACTCTCCGGTGAGGAGAACGCGCTGCTGCGCGAACTCGCCGAGGTATGGACGCGCCACGCGAGCCGCAACCGAACACTCACCGCCTACTACGAAGCCAAGGAGCCACTGGTTGATTTTGGACTGACTGTGCCGAAGTCCATCAAGGATCATTACACGCCGCTTGGGTGGGCACGCAAGGCTGTGGATATGCTCGCTGAGCTTTGCGTGTTCGAGGGATTCGTCTCGCCGGGCGTGGACGACCCATTCGAACTGCAGGACTTCATGAGCCGCATCGGATTCACTAGCGTTCTGCAGCAGGCCATCCAGACTGCGCTCATTCACGGCTGTTCGTTCCTCAGCGTCGTCCGGGACTTCGAAGGAAGACCGCTCATCCGCACGCATACCGCGGAAAGCTCGGCCGCCGTCTGGGATTACCCTAACCGGCGGGTCAGGGCGTGCATGGCCATCACCGACGTTGACGACAACAACGAGGCCACCGGACTCGTGCTCTACATGCCCGACCGCAACATCAGCGTGCAGCGCCGTCTCGGCTACTGGTGGCGCGTGGACGATGAGCAACCCACCATCGACAACGAGTGCAGCGTGTTCCGCCTCGCCTACAAGGCTACCGAGGTCAAACCGTTCGGACGCTCCCGCATCAGCCGGGACGCTATGGCCATCATCGACGGCGCGAACCGCACTATCGTGCGCGCCGAAGCGAATGCCGAATTCTACGCGTTCCCAAAAATCCTGCTGACAGGCACTTCCGAAGAACTCGCCTCGTTGGGCACGGACGACGCGTTAAAGCTTTATATGGGTCGCTACAACATGATCAGCAAGGACATCGACGGGCAGTCCCCGACCGTGACGCAACTGGCCGCGTCGAGTATGGACCCGCATCTGACGATGCTGAAAAGTTGGGCGGCGATGTTCGCCAGTGCGATGAACATTCCAGCCAGCTCGCTAGGCATCGTGTCCGACGCGAACCCGACGTCCGCCGACGCGACCGAGGCACAACGTGAGGACCTGATTATCGAGGCGCGCCATTGCGACCGGGATTTCGGTGAATCGATCCTGCAGGCAGCCCGTCTTGTGGCACGGATGCAGGATCCATCCGTGCCCGACGAGGAGCTGATGAAACTGCAGGTCGACTGGAAGAACCCGAACACGCCGTCGAGCTCCATGAGCGCCGACGCATTCAGCAAGCTCGCTGGAAGCATCGACTCGTTCGCCAACAGCGAGGTCGGCATGACACGCGCCGGATTGAGCCGAAGCGAGATCGTCCGGCTGAAGGCCGACCAGCGCAAGGCCCAGGCCGGTCAGGTACTCGATCAGATTCGAGGCATGCGCCAACAGACGGAGCAGCAGACCGATACGGCGGCGAGGGAAGGCGGTATGAATGAGCCCGAACAGTCTGAACCTGCCGCCGGAACGACGCAGAAGGCTTGAACTCGACCTCAATGATTTGTACGAGGATTACACGGACACCATGAGCCGCCTGCAGAAGGAGGCCGGCAACAGTGTCTCGGGCCTCGTCTGGGACGGTGAAAGCCAGGAGCTCATCAAAGCGGAGATCAACCGGTATGCCGACGCCGCCAGCAGGCTCGCATCCGACTACTACGGCCACGTACGCGACCTGTGGGCGCAGTACGGCGGAATCGATATGCCGGAATACGAGCCGCCTTCCATCACCGCCGACCGCGCGGTCTGGCAGATGGAAGGCGGTTTCAACAACACTGACTTCATGGGATTGCACTACAAGGATGTCATTCCAGATGAAAACGGAGCCGTTCACAACAACGCCGGAAGAACCATCGACGACCTGTGGCCCACGTTCGCTGACGAGGAGCAGGCGCTGGAATACGTGCAGAATCTGATTCAGACCGTCGGGCGGCTGACCATGCAGAGGGCTGTGGCCAACGATCCCACCAAGCCTCGCTGGGCGCGTGTGCCGCGAGGGGCTAAGACATGCGCGTTCTGCCTTATGCTCGCCTCGCGTGGCTTCGCCTACCTGAGCGAGGACACCGCCGGACGGCAGATGCAATACCATACGGACTGCGACTGCGACATCGTGCCAAGCTGGGGCAGCAGCAAACTCAAAGGATACGATCCGGACAAGTATCGTGAAATGTACCAGGCAGCCAAGGCTGCGGCCGGCGATGACGGCGACTGGCGTGACACGCTAGCCCAATTGAGACGCATCTATCACGATGAGGTCAATGATGGTGTGACTGCCCAACCGACGATTCGATGGAGCGGCAAATCGATTCCAATCAGCGCTTCCGAACTATCGAGATTGTCGGATTATAGCGTCAGGATGCCTGGAGATAGATTCTCCAACGACGAGAAGATCGCGGCTTTGATGGATTGGACCGGAGACAGCTACAAAAGTATCAACGGCTACCTGTTCGGCGGACGAAACCCGTCGAAAGACGTCATCCATCAGGTCGAATGCATCGACGAAGCGATATCCGACCATATCACCCGAGAACGTTTCACGGTCGACAGGCAGATGCGGTTGTCGACGTTCCACGTCAACGACATGGAGTCGCTTTTCGATTTGAATACCGGTCGCACCTTCGAACACATCGGCTACATGGCCACCAGCATCAAGGAGGGAGGCATTGACGTTGATGGGGAAGACCGCATCGCCACAAGAATCCTGGTACCGCCGGGAAGCGCCGGCGTGTATGTGGAGCCGATCACTCAGCATCCGGGAGAATACGAAATTCTTCTGCCGAGAGGAAGGGCTCTTCGTTTCGAAGGGCTTGGAGCATCCGACGGCAGACCGATCGTTTATCTGAGACTGCTATGATTGAGCCTATGGATCGTTCCGACCGTTTCACGTTTATGCCCGGTGATTTGAAGGAAGTCACCGATGAGCGCCATCTTGCGGAAATCAAACGCAAGTATGGCGATATCTCCATGCCACAGGACGAATATGAATGGGTCAGGAACGAAGGAAAGAAGCGCTGGTCCGTCGGCGACTATGTGTCGACCGACGAGCTGCGGTCCGAATACGCGCGAAGAAAAGCGCTGGGAAATCTCTGAATCCCAGAAAGCCATCACGTCGAAACGTGATGGCTTTTCTTTTACCTTTCACACCCCAGCGATGGGGCGGGGCGCAGCCATGCGCGAAACCAACAAGAATGGCCGCCCACTCGCCGGCGTCAGGCGTGGAAACCAAGAACAAGCAAAGGAGCCACCAACCATGGCAGAAGAAAACCAGACCGGCGCGGACGGCCAACAGGAGCCGGAACAGCACTCTCCGGCCCCAAAGGACGTGAACAACGCGAAGCTGAGGACCTTCACCCAGGAGGAAGTCGACCGCATCATCAACGAACGCCTCGGCAGGGAACGCGGCAGGAAAAGCGACTACGAGGAGCTCAAGGAGAAGGCCGGACAGACTGCCGACCTCGAATCGAAACTCTCCAAGGCGCTCGAGGAGAACGAGAAGCTCAAAAACGAAGCCAAACAGGCCGAACACGAGAAGGAGCTCTCCACGATACGTGCCAACGTCGCGGCCAAACACGGCATCACCGACCCGAGCGTCCTCGCGGGCGACGACGAGAAGCAGATTGGCGAATACGCCGAGAAACTCATGAAGGTGTTCGCCGACATGCGTTCCCGCGGCACGGTTGCGGACCAGAGCGCCCGCACCGGACAGGCCAAGGCTAAACATTCCAGCCGCGAGGACTTCGTCAACGCCATGAGCAACACGCTCCTGTGAGCCAACCAGCAAAACAACATTCATTTGAAAGGACAAACCATGACAGATCCGTCCATGACCCGAAAAAGCAACGGTCTAGACCTCACCCCTGAAACCCAGGCGGAGATCTGGCAGACCGCAAAATACCAGAGCGCGTTCATGCAGCTCGTGCCGGAGATGAAACTGCCCGGCAACGGCGCTCGCGTGCCGATCATCATCGGAGACCCGGAGGCCGCATGGGTCAACGAGGGCGCCGAGAAGCCGAAGAGCGGCGTCACCTTCGGCAAGAAGGACATGCTGCCGTACACCATCGCGGTCATCATGCCGTTCTCCAACCAGTTCCGCCGAGACTTCGGCGCTCTCTACGACCAAGTGGTCGCGAAGGGTCCGGGAGCCATCGCCCGCACGTTCGACAAGACCATCATGGGTCTCGTCGACGCTCCGGGAGCGGACTTCGACACCCTGAAGAGCGCGCAGACCGTCAGCATCGGCAAGGACGTGTGGAAGAACCTGAACAAAGCCGACGACCTCGTGTCCGAAGCGGATGGAACCGTGGACGGTTGGGCGTTGAGCACCCAGGGTCGCAGTGTGCTCCGGCAGGCGACCGACAACAACGGACGCCCCCTGTTCCTCAACGGCACCGCCGCCTCCGACGTGAGCACCGTGCTCGGCAACCGCACCTACATCAGCAAGGGCGTTCACGTGCCCGCCGTATCCGAGACACCGGGACCGGCCAAGGCAGAGATCCTAGGCGTGTGCGGCGAATTCTCCTCCGCCGCATGGGGTTCCGTCGAAGGAATGCAGACCAGCATCTCCGACCAGGCGTCCATCACCATCGACGGCAAGCAGGTCAACCTGTGGGAGCACAACATGTTCGCCGTGCGAATCGAAATCGAGGTCGGCTTCCGTATCCGCGACATCAACCGCTTCGTCCTGCTCACCGCCTGACGGAGTCCGACATGACTGTCGAACCAGACGTGTTCGCCACCTCCGTCGACCTCGAACAGAGGTGGCACAAACTCACCGACGAGGAACGTGAGAAGGCCGACACGCATCTCGCGGACGTGACCGACTACATCAAGGAACGCTCCCCGAACTGGCAACGTCTCCAAAAAGAACGGCCACGCCTGCTGACGAAGATCACATGCGACATCGTCCGCAGGATCATGCAGGCCGACCCGTACGACATTCCCGGCGGCATCACGCAGATGAACCAGACCACCGGCAGCTTCAGCGAACAATACAGTTTCGGAGCGCCCACCGGCGATCTCTGGCTGCGCGACGACGAGAAACGCATCCTTGGCATCAACGCTCAGCGCGCGTTCAGCGTCGACATGGCCACGGGGGAGGTCTCCTAGTGGAAACCATCGAAGTGTGGCGCGGCCAGTCCACCACCGACACGGACGGCAACCCCATCCAGGGCAAACCCGTCCGCGTCGGCACGTTCCAGGCGATGGTCGCGCCAACCTCTACCACCGACCAGACCGAGGAGAACGCCAGCCCGCAGACCATCGAATACACGATCCACATCCGCGGCAGCCGACCGACCGGCATCCGGGTCACCGACCTGATCAAAGTCAGGGGCCGGCTGCTGCCCGTCAAGGGCAAGCCGCAGGTGTGGGACAACCTCCACGGGCGCCACGTCGGCGACGTGCTCGCCGTGGGCGAACGGGAAGGATAGGCCATGGCCAAACGATGCAGATTCGTGTTCAACCGCAAGGCGTTCAGCCAGCAGGTGCTGAAGAACGAGACCCTGCGGGACCGCATGCGGGAAGCCGCCAACGAGGCCGTCACCGACAGCCGGTGCATGGTTCGCGACCATAACGGCGCGAACCGTAGCGGCGTGGCGATCATCTGCCCCGCACCCGTGGAGAAGGCGCACGGCACATTGGAGGACACGCTCGGAAGGATGCGCGTATGAGCATCCCGGTCACTCCCCGGCGCACGGAGCCGCTGCTCCTGCCCAGGCTGCGGGAGCTGTTCCCGGACGTGACGTTCGACACCATCGAACGCAACGACCTCGAACCTCCCTTCACCGAAGCCACATTGGCCGACTCCATGCAAGGCATGAGCACGCCCATCTCGCAGTACGTGCGGCTGCGGCTGAGCGTGCGCTGCATGAGAGAGGACCATACGGGCGACTGGGACAAGGCCGCCCGCCTGTGGGCCGACATCGCGAGGGAGATCATCAGGCTCGGAACCGTCGCGCCGCTCATCGACGCGTCACTCGAATCCGGGCCGGTACGCATGACCGACGAGGACAAGAGACTGGTGAGCGCGTACGGCGTGCTCCTGCTCGAGGTATCCGTCGCCTGAACTGAAAACACAAGAAAAGACAAGCAAAGACGTGCCGCCACACGCAGAACGGAAGCGAGGTGCAGACAGGAATGTCTGACAGCAACGAAGAAACCACCGCCGTCGAACAGACGGCATCCGAAACCAGCCTGCAGGACGGGCTCGGATCGACCGACTATGGGTACGTGTCCAACGGCAATACCGCAGGCAACGTGCGCCTGATCAAGAACTACGCGCTGTTCCTGTTCCCCAAGGGCGACAGCACGTTCGTGGCTCCGACCGGAGTGGCCTGGACCCCGCCGGCAAGCAAGAAGCCGATCGGCTACTCCACGGAGGACGGCGCCGTACTGCATCCGGAACCGGGCGACAGCACCGACTACAAGGCCCACAACGGCGACATCGTGCTGTCCGACACGGATCCGGGCTACTGGACCCTGCAGCTCGCCGCCATGGAGGGCCGCAAGGATGTGGTGTCGGCCTACTTCGACGTGGACGTCGATTCGGACGGCGGCATCAGCATCAAGGGCGCCGGATTGAAGAAGGAGTGGATCCTCGTGCTAGTCGCGCTCGACCAGCAGGACCGTCCGTTCCTCCTGTACGGCACCAACTCGAAGGTGAGCGACCGTGACGACGTGAGCCTGAAATCCAGCGAGATCATGAACTTCAGCATGACGTTCAAGATGCTCAAGGGCACCAACGGCGAACAGTTCCACGCATGGGGCCTCGTCACTGAAGACGCCAAGTAGCCCATTGATTCTTCCCGTGCGGCCGATGGCGGTCGGCCGCACGGGACACCCATTCAACAGCCAACCATTAGAACGGAGCCAACATGAGCGACAAAGAATACCATGTCGTGGACGTAGACCTGACCGAAGCGGAAGAGCTCAAACCCGACGTGCACCTCGAGGTCGCCGGCGTCAAACTCGACCTGCCGAACCTCAACAACGCGGAACTGCCCATCGAACTCGTCCAGGCCATCCTCCTGGTCAAAAGCAAGCCAATGCTCTCCGACGAGGAAACCACGGCCTGCGTGAGCACGTTCCTCGCCTACTTCCAGACGATGCAGCCGAACTTCTGGAACGTGCTGCGCAAGACCAAACGTCCGATGGCCTACCTCACCGCGACCATCAAGGCGTGGGCCGAGGAATCCGGACTGGACCCAAAAGCGTTTACCTCGCCCACCTCTGGAACAACAATCGCGCGGCACTAGCCTACGACTGGATCCGAGCGTACGGGCAGATCTACAGGCCCGTACGCTTCCGGGAATGGGTTGAAGGCCAACGTCCACGAGTCGATTGGGGACTCGCCTGGGCGTTGACCCGCGAAATCCTCAAAGACCATACGAGCCACTCGTGGATGGCGTTGCAGAACGCCGTCTACGCGCCCGACGGAGCCGAACAGGCGGTCTGGACGCTGTCCGGACAACGCAAACGCCCATGGTTCGACCACGAGCACGACCCGCTCCGCCCGCCAACCCCGACGCACAACCTCACCCGCCGTCAACGGGAGGACAGGGAACGGCTCAAAGCCTACTTCCACATCAACGACGACCTCTGACTCCGACCGCCATCGGAATCCCAACCTACGAATAAGGAAACACGATGGCAGCACAGGACATAGGCGTCGCATACGTCCACGTCGAACCATCCGGCAAAGGATTCGGCAAAAGCATCGAAGGCGACATCGGCGACGCCGTCAACAAAGCCTCCAAGAAAAGCTCCAGCACCCTCATCTCGAAGATCGGCGGAGCATTCGGCAAAATCGGCAAGGTCGGCACAGGCGCGATCGCCACCCTCGCCGGCGGCATCACCGCATTGGCCGCCAAAGGCGGCTTCACCCGCGCCCTCAACATCGAGAACGCGCAAGCCAAACTCAAAGGCCTCGGCCACGACAGCGCCAGCGTCACCGAAATCATGAACGACGCGCTCGCATCCGTCAAGGGCACCGCGTTCGGATTGGGCGACGCCGCGACCGTCGCGGCCAGCCTGTCCGCCTCCGGCATCAAGGAAGGCGACCAGCTCACCAAGATCCTCAAGACCGTGGCCGACACCGCGCAGATCAGCGGCAGAAGCCTCACCGACATCGGCACGATCTTCGGATCGGTCGCCGCCCGAGGCAAACTCCAGGGCGACGACATGCTCCAGCTCATGTCGAGCGGCATCCCAGTCCTCCAAATGCTCGGCAAGCATCTGAACAAGACCAGCGCCGAAGTGTCCGACATGGTCTCGGACGGCAAAATCGACTTCCAAACCTTCGCCGACGCCATGCAGGAAGGCCTAGGCGGCGCCGCACTATCCGCAGGCACCACATTCACCGGCGCCCTGGCCAACGTGAAAGCCGCGTTGAGCCGACTCGGAGAAACAGCCGCCACACCAGTCCTCGACGGCTTACGCGGCCTGTTCAACCAAGCCATCCCACTCATCGACACATTCACCGCAGCCGTCACACCAACCCTGCAAAAAGTCGGAGCGGCACTCCAACAAGGTCTCGAGAACGCGATACCCGCCACACAGGCGAAACTCAAAAACCTTGGCGACACGATCTCCAACATCCCCGGCTTCCAGATGCTCGCCTCGGCGACGGCCAGCCTCAAAAGCCAACTCACTGGCCTCTGGAACGCAATCACATCACTCATAGGCGGACTCAACAATGGCGGCGAAGCCGCCACAATGTTCTCCACAACCGCCGGCGCGCTCGCGGGAGTGGTCGCTTCGGTCGCGCAGGCGTTGTCGAACGCGGCGGGATGGGCGAAGACGTTCGTCAACACGTTCATCGAGACGGGCGCGTTGCAGCCGTTCCTTGAAAGCCTGACCGGCGTCATCTCCGGATTGGGCTCGCTGGTTTCCGTATTGGCGGCCGCGGTCTCGCAGGCCTTCGGCTTCAACGACAGCGCGCGCACCGCCAGTTCCGCGGCGCAGAGCTTCGCCGGACTGTTGAACACTTTGACCGGCGTGCTCATGACGGTGGGAGGCTGGCTGCAGTCGGTCGGACAGTGGGCGCAGCAGAACGGCGCACTGGTATCCGGCGCGTTGAAAGCCATCACCATTGCATTGCTCGCGGTCAAAGGCTGGGATATCGTCTCGGCCGGGCTGAAGACAGTTTCCGGTGGACTGAAGGCCATTTCCGCGACTGCCTCCGGTGTGGAGAAGACCGCTACGGCCACGTTCGATTTGATTGGCAAGATCTCCGACGCGGGAAGCGCGGCTGGAGCACTGAAGCAACTCGCCGGCTCGTTCAATATTGTCAAGGCAGCTCAATCGGCGTGGAGCGCGGTGACCAAGGCCGCTACCGCCGTGCAGCTGGCATTCAGCGCTGCCTTGGATGCGAATCCGATCGGCATGCTTGTCGTGGCCATCGGCGCGGTCGTGGCCGCGCTGACATGGTTCTTCACCCAAACCGAAACGGGCAAACGACTCTGGAACAGCTTCGCCACATGGTTCATGGGAATCTGGAACCAGATCAGCACCGCATGCCAGCCAATCCTGCAAGCCATCGCCATATTCATCACCCAGACCATGAGCCAAATCCAACAAATCTGGCAAACCGGATGGACACTCATCACCACCGTCCTCCAAAACGTCTGGAACACGATCGGCCCCATCATCATGACCGCGCTCACCGCGATCATCACCGGCATTCAAACATTCATCACCACCATCACACCACTCCTGCAAGCCGGAATACAGAACATCCAAACCATCTTCCAAACCGCCGTCACAATCATCAGCACGGTCTGGAACGGACTCTGGAACACCATATCCACCGTCGTACAAGGCGCATGGACCATCATCGCCACAATCATCAGCACCGCACTCGCCGTCATCCAAGGCATCATCCAACTGGCGCTCGCGGTCGTCAACGGGAACTGGAGCGCCGCGTGGTCGGACATCCAGGGCATCGCGTCGGCAGTGTGGGGCGGCATTCAAGGCGTCGTCTCCGCCGGCATCGGCATGGTCAGCGGAGTGGTATCCGCCGCATGCTCGACAATCCGGAGCGTGTGGGCCGCGTTGTGGAATGGTGTCAGAAGCATCGTGTCGAGCGTCTGGGGCGGCATCGTCGGCACCGTAAGCAACATGGTTGGCCGTGTCGGGAGCGTCGTGAGCGGGATCGGCGGAACCGTCCGGAGCGCGGTGTCCGGCGCGGGAAGCTGGCTCGTCAGCGCGGGACGCAACATCATCCAGGGATTGATCAACGGCATCACAGGAATGGTCGGCTCGTTGTATTCCAGCATCACCAACGCGTTGTCGGGCTTGGTGGACAAGGCCAAGAACGCTTTGGGCATCCATTCCCCGTCGCGTGTGTTCCGCGACGAGGTCGGCGTGATGGTCGGACGTGGCATGGCATTGGGCATCGACGATTCCGCGCATGTGGTCAGCCGTTCCATGGATTCGCTCGTCTCCACGATGAGCCTCTCCGACGCGGACTGGTCGAAGACCGGCAGGCTGAACGTCACGGCCGGCACCGGCGCCAATGCCGGCGACGGCGATCTGCGGGAACTCATCACGGCCGTCGAATCGCTGCACGACGACCTCGGATCGATCATCGCCAGGTACACGCCGACGATAGGGGACCGCGACTTCGCAAGGAAGGTGAGAAGTGCAATCGCTTGAATACGTGTGCGCGGCCACAGGTGAGCGCATCGGCTTCGAGGGGCCGCTGTACGGCGAGACGCTCACGGGACTGCGAGCCCGCGTCTGGGACTACAGCCTCGCCTCACGTGGCATGACGGGCATCACCCGCAAGGCACGCGAGGCGACAGTCACCGTGAAGATCCACGATTCTCCAGCCACGCTCGACCTACTGCGCCGCCTCGCGGACGCCGACATGGCATCCGGGAACCCGGGCACGCTCGTGGCCGACGGCGAATGGGAAGCCAAAGCGTGGATCACGAAAAGCGAACCGCAATCCATCACGCCCACGATGGTCGAGACGCAGTTGACCATCGTGCTGGCCGATGGCGTGTGGCGCCGTCCGACCATGACGCATTTCACGCCGCGATACGATTCCGGAACCGCCGACCTTGACTATCCATATGATTATCCGCATGATTTCGCCGGCATGGCATTGGGTGCCGAGATCGTCAACGACACGTCCATCCCGCAGCCGGTCAAGCTCACGATATTCGGACCATGCGCGCAACCGTACGTCATCATCGGAAACAACCGGTACGAGGTCGACGTGACCGTGCCATCCGGCTCGCGTCTGGAAATCGACGGCACCGGCGATGTCAGGACCGTCACCATGGTCAGCGGCACAGGTCTCGCCACAAACTGCTTCGCGCAGGCCGTGCGAGGGTCGGGCAAGGATTCCGGCCGGTACGTGTTCCAACCGCTCGCGCCCGGAACACAGCCGATCAGCTGGCCGGGAGGATTCCAATTCGACTTGACGGTCTGCGAGGAAAGGAGCGAACCGCCATGGACCTGATCGTCACCGACGCCACAGGCAAACCCGTGGCGAGCCACGCCTCATACACGCTCGACCTCGCGTTCGGTAGCGGGGAGAACGACTTCGACCTGCAGGTCGAAGACGCCGCGCTCAAGGCGGGGAGCCGCATCATGATCGACGGCACCGAGTACGGCGGCATCATCGACGACACGGATGTCGACGTGGACGGAGGCCTGTCCACCGTCACATGGCATGGCCGCGACTGGCATGGAGTACTCGCCTCGAAGATCATCGAACCGGACAGGAACAACGATTACCTCACCCTGTCCGGCACGATTCCCGTCATCATGCGCACGCTCGTCAGCCGTGCGGGATTGCAAGGCCTGTTCACCGTCACCGACGAAAGCGCCGACCACAAGACCACCTGCCAGTTCGACCGGTACGTGGACCTGTACAGCGGTCTGGTCAAGATGCTCAGGGCAAGCGGACTCAAACTCCGGTTGCGTAATGACGGCGACAAGGTATCCATGAGCGCCATGCCCGTCCGCACGATCGGCGACAGCATCGACTCGGACCTCATCGACTTCACCGCCAAACAGGCGGCGCACCCGATCAACCATCTCATCTGCCTGGGCAAGGGCGAACTCAAGGACCGTACCGTCATCCACTGGTACGCCGACGCGAACGGCACGTTCAGCCACACGCAGACCCTCAAAGGCCTTGACGAACGCACCGCCACATACGAGTTGTCCAACGCCGAAGCCGACGAGCTCGAGGACAAGGGCAGGCAGAAATTCCAGGAACTTCGGAACACCAGCACCATCGACGTGGACATTCCCGACGGCATCGACGCGGACGTCGGCGACCTGGTAACGGGCCGTGACAACAACACGGGCCTCGTCGTCACGGCCGAGATCTCCAAGAAGATCGTCAAGGTTTCGGGAGGCGTGCTCACCGTCACCTACGAATCCGGAGGTGCCAGCGCCGGCGGCAACAGCGGAGAATCCTCCATCGGGGATGGTGGCCACGCCTACTACGCGGGAGCCGGCCTCAAACTCGACGCCTGGACGTTCAGCGCCGACGTGACCAGAAACGACATCGACTCGCTCAACAACGCATTGTCGGGTAAACAGCCGAAAGGCGACTACATCACCGGCCTGAAAATCGGTTCGGTGGACACGCTCGCACCCGGTGCACAGGCAAGCGCGTCGCTCACGGGCGCCGGCAGCGACAAAACCTTGAATTTGGGGCTTCCGAAAGGCGACCAGGGCCCGCAAGGGGAGAAGGGCGACAAGGGCGACACAGGACCACAGGGGGCCACCGGAGCGACCGGACCCACCGGTCCTCGGGGAGAGAAAGGAGCGACCGGGGAGCGAGGGCCGCAAGGCGTCGCCGGTCCCGAAGGCCCGCAGGGACTGCAGGGGATACGCGGCGAGAAAGGCGATAAGGGTGATGCCGGCGCGATCGGCGCGGCGGGACCGCAAGGCCCGACGGGTTCCACAGGTCCGCAGGGTCCCACGGGTCCACAGGGAGCGACCGGCCCCCAGGGCAGACAAGGCATCCAAGGTTCCCAAGGCATCCAGGGCCCGCAAGGGGAGAAGGGTGACAAGGGCGACAGCGGCGTATCCGCCCCCTCGAACGGCTTCTTCACGCTCAGCATGGAAGGCGACGGCGACCTGTACGTGAACTATCCGGACAACACGAACCCACCCTCGTTCGTCTGGGACTCCGAGAGCGGGAACCTGTACGTGGACATCCCGGAAAGGTGACACATGGCGCGACTATTGATCGGCAACATCAAAGGCCCCAAAGGCGACAAGGGCGATACCGGGGCCACCGGCCCGCAAGGCAAGCAAGGAGCGCAGGGCGTTCAGGGAGCTAAAGGCGACGTCGGCCTTCCGGCGCTCGTGATGAAAAAGATACTCGTTGGCGAATATCCGGCAGGCGCCATATTCACGGGAAACGTGAGCGAATGGTTGAACCGAACACCACTCGTCAATGAATATTCGACCGCATTGTCAGGTGGCGGAAAATACAGCATCATCTGGCAGTGCGTTTCGCAATCCGGCGGCCAGTTCCAAGGGAAGACGGTTTCCAGGCAGTCCATCATCGGAGCGCAAGGCCCTGTCGGCCCGCAGGGTCCGAAGGGTGACGTCGGCCCGCAAGGTGTGAAGGGCGATACCGGCGAGATCGGGCCTAAAGGAGCCACTGGAGCTGCCGGACCTACCGGTCCGCAAGGTCCTGAAGGGCTGAAGGGCGACAAGGGTGACAAAGGCGATGTCGGCCCCTCCGGAGAAGGAGGCCCCACCGGTCCCACTGGCCCGGTAGGTCCGACCGGTCCTGCCGGACCTACCGGAGCAACAGGCCCCACCGGGCCGCAAGGCAAGCAGGGAATACAAGGTGCGCAGGGACTGCAGGGCCCACAGGGGCCGACAGGACCGCAGGGTGCCAGCGGCGTGACGGCACCCGCATCAGGATTCTTCACACTGCAGGTCGACCCGAACGGAGACCTGTACGCCGTATACGCGGACACGGCCACCGCGTCAGAAGCTCCCGTCTCCTACGATCCGGCGACGGGCGACCTGTACTACACGATCAATGACGGAAAATAAGGAGCACGCATGACGAAGATTCTGCTCGGCAACGTCAAAGGACCCAAGGGCGACACCGGACCGCAAGGCAAGCAGGGAGTGCAAGGACCGCAGGGCCCTGCCGGCGCCACTGGCGCGACCGGGGCCACCGGAGCGAAAGGAGAGGCCGGCCAACGCGGCGAGACCGGGTTGCCTGCCTTGATCATCACCAGAATACTAGTCGGATACTGGACGTCCGCATGCTCGGATTTTGACTGGGAGACACTCAGTTTCAACCGTGCCCCGGTCGTAGGCGAATACTTCTTCGCCATGACCAACGGCGGCAAGAACTTGATGTACGCGCAGATCACAGCCACCGGGAAAAACGTGACGTTCAAGCCAGTCTCGAACACAAGCCTCGTCGGCCCGAAGGGCGACAAGGGCGAGACGGGCATGAGCGCAAGCCAGGCGTTCATCGCCGCCCACCCGGTCGGCTCCATCTACTGGACCACCTCCACGACAAATCCGGGAACCACCTACGGCGGCACTTGGAAGGAATGCAATACCATCCTTCCGGGACACATCTACCAGCGCACAGCCTGAAAGAGAAAGGAACATCAATGGCACGAACCACGAACATCACCAGATACACCTGCGACCGATGCCACGCCTCCGCATACCTCGCCGACGGTGACCCACGCACCTCCAGCGACTGGCACGACATCACCCACACCACCGTCGACGGAGTCGCACAGGGCGCGCTCGTCTGTACCGCATGCTGGCAGACGTTCAAAGCGCTGGCAGCCACGCAGGACGCCGCCTACGCCGCATACCTCAACAACACAACAGATAGGAAGGAATGACCATGACCATGAATCTCATCACCGGCAAGGCCGGCGCTCCGCACATCACATCCAGCGACCAAGGAGCCATGCAGGCCGGACTGGTCGGAAACGGCAACTACCTGCTGCAAGGCAGCGACGGCAAATTCCCCGCCGTGACCATGCAGTCAGCAAACAAAGCGCTCATCCCGGTCCTCAACCTTGTGATCGAAGGACGATACGCACGCGTCACCGCGGCGGAAACCGTCACCATCGAAAGCGGAGTCACAGGACAGAACCGCAACGACCTAATCTGCGTGAAATACACACGAGACTCGAACAACATCGAAACGATCGCGCTCGCGGTGCTGAAGGGCACCGCCACCAGTGGCACGGCGGCTGACCCCACGGTACCGTCGGGTAGTATCCTGAACAATTCCGGCACCGTATGGATTCCGATCGCCCGTATCCCGATCAGTGGCATCACCGCTGGAACTCCTGTCATGCTTGTCAAGCAGTTGCCTCCGATGAGCCAGCTGTGGGATTCCGTAACCCTTTCCGCGACGAACACGAACTGGAAAGTGAATTACCGCACCGCCTTGGTCGGCAGGATGCTTCTAGTCGCATTCCACGCCAATCGCCTCAACACCGATTGGAACGCGGCGAAAGAGTGGGAGGTGTCACAGATTCTCAAACTCCCAGCCGGTTTGGAGGCGGCGTTCGAGGTACATTGCGCCGCAATATCCAATTCGAGCATCGGATTGCATGGCGTCGAAGTGCAGGTGGCGCAGCACACCATCAGCTTGCGTTCCTCGGGAAAGATGACAGTAAGCGCAAACGGGGGATGGGTCGAAGGCTGTATCACGGTGCCACTTGTCTAGGAGAACGTCACTCCACTAGGAATCGGCATGGAAAAACGCTGCATCAGAATGTTCTCCCTGCCAATTCCGCCAAGTAACGTAATACTGCCATCCGGATTCCAATTCGCTTGCTTGTTGTAGTGCGGATCCGCAAGACTTGATCCAACACATCCCAGTCCAATTGTGGCCGATGGACGTATCCCTGACTGATATAACCAGACCCTATAGTTCGAGATTTCGACGGTTGATTTGAAAGAGCTCAAATCGACATACAGCATGTTGCCCTTGACGGTAATCGTGTTGGATCCACCATATAGGGCGCCAACAAACGATCCTGTGTCCTGAAACTTAAAGGTAGCAGTGAGGGCTACGGAAAGCTATTGCAGTGCCATCCAACAGCCGTGCGCCGTGGAGTAAGCGGATTTCGGGTCGCCCAGCATCTGCACCTTCCCATCACACATGACAAGCAGGCTGAAACCGCAGGACGGAAACGCGATGATGCTCTGATCGGCGAGCGGACGGAACGCTTCTGGGATGGTCTCATTCGCCGTCGAGTAGTTCTGCTGTCCACCGCCGTCGAACTTGACGTTGCCGTTGATCGTGACGATGCGTCCGACGCGACATAGAGTGAGTCTGCTGTTCGTGTATGGAGGTTTCCATGGCTGGGTTACGGAAAGCTACGCGGCTCCGATGATGAGTCTCTCCCATGCCCGCTGCAGACTTCTCAGCACGGACAAATCGGGGCGGAGATAGTAGCGGGCGGTTGTCTTGATGTCGCTGTGACCGAGTTGTCGTGCGACCACTGAGATATCGGCTCCCGCAGCGATTGCCAGAGTGCCGAAGGTGTGCCTGAGGTTCCTTGGCGGCACGCAGGGGAGTTTCATGCGTTGGCACCATGACGTGTAATGAGCTGCCACCTGGTTGGCGTTCAGATCGCCGACCAGCCTGCCGGTTCTGCCGTGGCGCAATTGCGCGAGCCGTTTGACTGCGAACCGTGGTAGTGCGACCGTCCGTCGGCTCTGGTCGGTCTTCGGGTCGGTGACCGTTTCATGTCCAGCGACCCATTGCACTGACCTTTTGACGGTCACGATTCCCCGGCGTAAATCCAAGTCGGCCCATTCAATGCCGACGGACTCGCATCGGCGCAGTCCCGCGCAGACGGAGACCAATAACCAGGCTTCCAACGCGTGACCGTAGAAGCCTTTGAGCAGCCGTCTTACCTGTCTGACGTCAAGCACGCGCGGCTCATACCGCCGCAGGTGCGGCAGTCTGATTTCACGACGTGTCACGTCATTGTCGGTGACTCCCTTGCGATAGGCGAGTCGGAGTATCGCCCGCAGCACGGCCCACGCCTTGCGCGCGGCGCCGGCCTGATTGAACGAGCCAAGCCACTCCTCGATGTCGTTCGCGGTGATCGACTCCATGTCGACGCCAGCCCATTTCGGCTGGATGTGGCAGCGGTAGGCCGACTCGTAGCCCACCCTCGTGCACTCGCGGAGCTTCCCGCAGGAGGGCCACCAGACCTCATTCACAAACGTTCCCAACAACATTTCAACCTCCAAAATCCCACACGTGGTTATCGCGGCTTCCAACGGTAGCCACGTGTGGGATTTTCCTTTCGGAAGGATTCCCAATGAGCCAGGAAACCATCGTCGCAATCGTTATCGCCATCATCGGCAGCGGAGGCAGCGGCGTGTTCGTCACCTGGATTCTGAGCAAGGTCGACCAACGTCACGATCCACTGCATGAGGGCGTCAGGGAACTGTTGTTCTGCAAACTCGAGGCTCTGCACCGTCAGATGGTCGATGCAGGTGGTGTTGCGAGCATTCCGTTGAAGCAAAGCGCGGAACGAATATATGCCGCTTACCACGGTCTGGGCGGCAATGGAACCGGAACCTCGATGATCCAAGACATACGTGACGCGCATATCGCGAACACAGATTGAAAGATTCAAAAGATTTCCACACCGTCCGTACAAGGCGGACGGTACGGACAAAGGAAAGGAGAGGAATTGAACATCTTCAACAACGGCAAACCGAAACACAAGCACATGAATCCACGCCGACAATGGCGCAAGCTACTGACCGCGCTCGCCGTCGCAGCCTCCATGGCGGTCGCCCCGGCGGCGATGGCCGACACCGGCATCGACACGGCCAGCTATCAAGGTTGCTGGGACGGCGCGCAGGCCAAGTCGTCCGGCGTCAACTTCGCATTCATCAAGCTCAATCAGGGCACGGGGTACGTCAACCCATACGCCACATGCCAGGTCAACGCCGCACGAGCCAACGGCATCCGCGAGGGCGCCTACGACTTCGCCAGTCCACAGACCAGCAGTCCGGAAGCCGAGGCCGACAAATTCGTGGCCGAGGCGCGGGCACGCGGCATGGTCGGCCGCGCCATCCCAGTGCTCGACTGGGAGCCTTCCGCTCCCGGCGGATATTGGGGCAAGCAGACATGGTGGGCTTTACGCTGGGTCAACCGCGTCAAGGCCACATGGGGCGTCAACCCGATGATCTACATGAGCGCGGCCATGATTCCGACCGGCGACTGGTCGGCCGTAGTGGCCACGAACGCCGGACTGTGGGTCGCGGGCTATCCGCGAGGCTATGCCGGTGACAGGCTCCGGAATCCTGGAGCCGTCCCGTACTCCGTCAACCCGTGGCCGTTCGCGGCCGCGTGGCAGTACTCCAGTTCCGGCGCGGTCGGAGGCATCGGCGGCGCGGTGGACGTCAACTGGTTCTACGGCGACGCCGTGACCTGGGCGAAGTACGCGGGCGCTCCGGCATCCTCCGTCACGTCCAACGCGACCACGCCGCCGGAGAACAACAAGACCAACGGAGCCCCGGTCGCCGACGCGAACACACTCGCCTCGGCCGTGATCCGAGGCGAGTACGGCAACGACCCGCAACGCCGCCAGCTGCTCGGCAGCCGCTACACGGAGGTCATGGCCATCGTCAACCGTCGTCTAGCCGGATCCTCGGGCAGCGTGTCCGGAAACAACGGCGGAGCCTACTGCGTCGTGGTCAGCTCCGGCGACACCATGAGCGCGATCGCCAGCCGTACCGGCCGCACGCCGGCCAGCGCATGGAGCGTGCCAAGCGGCAACATCAACCGCATCTGGCCTGGGCAGCAAGTCTGCTACGGAGGCTCCACGGCCTCCAGCGTCGGCGCGCACGTCGTCGGCACGTCCCACGTGGTCACAGCAGGCGAGAGCCTGTGGGCCATCTACGGCCCGTCGGGATGGCAGGCGGCCGCGCAACGCAACGGCCTCAGCTACCCCTACGTCATTCACCCCGGCCAAGTGCTCCGCTGATAAAACGCTTCCGCAACACAAACGTTGCGGAAGCCATATCTACAATAGATAGGATCAAGATGGACATCTCCAACGCAACGGCGCTCGCATCCGCGATCGTCGCACTCGTCTGCCCTGCCATCGTGCAGGCAGTAAAGAAATACATCCCAGCCGATTACGTCGGCCTGGTAAGCCTCGGAACCTCTATTGTCCTCGGCGTCATCGCCGTCGGCGCTACCGGAGGCTTCACCCACGCGACATGGGGAGTGGCGCTCGCCGCAGTGGTGGGTGTCTCGCAGGCCGTGTACGTGCTGGTCAATCAGGCATTCGGCGGCAAGCTCAGCAAGGATCGGATCTCTGACTAA